TTGTTCTAAATAAGCTAATCTGCGTCTTGATATAAGACAATCTTGAATTATATCTTTTAATCTGCATCTATATTTATTTCGCATATATTCTAGCACAACTTTAGCTTGTCTTTGATCGTCTAGCGTAGAGTACATAGATTTATTCATAGGCCATTATTTGCTTCTACAAGTTTTTTACTATCATACTTAGATAAACCTTTATATTCTTCTACAGGTTTACCAGCCACAAGTGGTGTTATTTTAATATGATGAGTCGTATTTTTAAGATCATTAAGATACGATAATTGATTAGGATGAAAAGACCATAAGTAAGACTTTATAAGATGCCCTGATTTAACATCATATTCTTCGTACAAATAAGCTAATACTGTATTCATTAGTAAAATACCATCCTTCCTATTTTAACTTTCTTTTTACCCCATCCAGCCATTGTTTTAATTGAATCATCATGGAAGTATAAAGCATCTGCAACTGGGTTAGCATATTTATTAAATACAATTGCATCAAGTACAAACAATTCTGTTTCAAGAAATGTTTTTGTATCCACGTCATCATGCGATTGATCGGTGACTCCAATAAACTGTCCATTAGAATAAACAACAGAGCATACAGTATTACCCCAACGACCAGATTTAAGGCGATTGCGTACAACATTCAACACTCCCAATTTTTCTTGTAATGATTGTGTATTAGACTCATGGTAAACTGCGGCTGCGTAACATCCAATTTCTAATTCTAAATTGTGCATATCCATATATTACATACCCCTAGTTAATGATTTTACTGTTACCCTAAATCTACGGTAGCAGTATAATACGAACATTATAAAAGAAAGGAGAGCAACTATGTGGACAACACCAGCAGCAACAGAAATGCGTTTTGGATTTGAAGTAACCATGTACGTCATGAACAAATAGTTATAAGTGTTTGGGGATGCTCCTTAAAAAGGAACATCTCCATCCACCACTTCATCCGCACCCTTAGCAGATTCTTGTGTTCTTGGAATCACTTGCTTACCAAGACTAAATTTTAAATCACCTTTTTCAGGTCTATCAGTAATATTAATATAATACGGTGTATTAGGTTGAATATCTTCAGGCGTAATCATAGTGCCTTGATAATCTGCCATCCAATCTTCAGTCTTTCTTGTGTTAGGTCTTAAATATGCAACGCCTGGTTTAGGTATAAATGATTCTGCCATATATTACTCCTTAGTATAAATTGGTTTACGTTTCCATCTTGTTGGTTCTACATCTGTTTCTACAAACTTCATAAATTCTAACAACAAAGGCTTATACCAGTCAAGCCATTTATCATCTTTCTTTATTAGCTCAACTGTAATGCCATTAGGTGTCCATACACTAAACCATCCTTGATCTCTACCGGTGCAATGTATTTGCATTTGTACTTGGTAGTAATAACGATCAGGCATAGTAGGGTAAAACTCCATGCTAAAAGGGCATTTAAGCTCTACTGGATCATCATTAAAGTAAGCATCAGCACTAGCACCCATAGGCAAACTATCATGCACTATAAGCTTATTGCCAGGCATACAAAAATCACCCATTTCCTTTTCAAAAGCTGATAAAGCATCCTTTTCATGTAAATTACCCCAAGCTGTAGCTTCATTACCTTCAAAAGGTGGTTCACGCATAGTCATCTGACGCCAAAGCTTTTGTCTTTCATTGACAGAAGCCCAAGCATTAGATGCTGTTACTATGTTATGCCTACGATTGTCTAGTAGGTGACTCATGCAGACTTTTTAAGATCATTAGCATATTCACGCAATTCTTCTTGAATTGCTGGTGTTAAACTAAAAAATGCTTCTTTAAGTTTACCTTCTTTACTAGCATCTAAAAGTTTGTTTTTAGCAACTGTTAAAGCAGCTTCAGTAACCATTTCTTTAACTGGGTTAGTTTGTTGGTGAATAGCATTAACAACTTCATTAGCTGAAGCAAACTCACTACCAGCAAGACCAAGACAAGCCAAAGCACGACCGATAGAAGAAGTTTCACAATTTTCCACATAAGATGTACCATTAATTTGACTAGCCTTTCTAAACTCTTGCGCATGGCCTGTAGCTACAATTTTGCTTTCAGGATTAACAATCTGAGTTTTAATTACACATTGGTCATCATCAATCTTTACAATCTCAGTCATAATTGACCATCCTTTGTAAATAGCTGATTCTCTAAACTCGTTTACTCTAAGGGCAACTGTTTTATATTCTTTGCCATGAATTTTAACTATACCGTTACTCATTCACATTCTCCTTTACATTTACCGCAGCAGATTCTAGCATCTCCAGCTCTTGCATCACTTGTTGGTAAAACATCAGTTGATCCATATTTTATATCCATCCTATCGTTATGATCTTTTAAATCTTGGTTAATTAATTTTAGTTCTTTAATTATTTCTGATAACGGCTTTAACATATAATTCTCCAAGCAAAGTATGATACAAACACAATCATAAAGCAATATATAAATTTAGTCATCATGTTTCTCCTGTTGATCTAATAAATGTTCAGCTAACTGTTCTTGTTGTTCAAGACGTTCCATATCGTCTAAATAAGCATCAGGATCTAAATGTCTTTCCATTATATTGCTCCTGACAATTTACCAATTACATATAGGCATAATGCCACATAACACCAAAACGCTATTGCTGTTACTATCATTGTTTTTATACTCATGTAATTCTCCTTAAACATATTCAGTAATAAGAAAAGAATTTGGATAGTCTTTTTTATGGACTTCTACCCAAAGTTCTGCATGGGCTAAACATTCAAAATTATCTGCAACAATTTTGTCATCATCATTACAGTCAATCACAATATATTCAAAAGTCATATCTTTCTCCTAAGAATTAATAGCTATTTACTTGAATTACATAATCAGGCAACCACTCTTGATCTTGTCTGTCATAAACTGACACTGTATCGCCTTTATATGTTGGCCAATCAGAATTGTGATATGGAGTATCTAAAAACTCTTTACATACTACGCCACCATGACCAATTAAAATTACTTGAAATCTTGCTTCTGTGTTTGTTGTTAATGTTGTCATTTTATTTCTCCTAAGGGTTAAATGTTGCAATACCCATATTAATGGCATTTTGAACCATGTCAAGCATTATTTAACAAAATACTAGAAATAAATTAGTTTGCTTCTAGTAATTGTTTGTGGTAGTGTTTTGCTTATGGAAATCTTACGTTTTGTTATATTAGATGAATTTGACGGAAAACCTATCAGGGCCTTTAGTAATAGGGCATCTGCTAAGTGGTTTCTTGAGAATAGACCTGATTGTAAGCTCCATGTGTTACCAAAAGCAAAATCTGTGCCAATGACAGATTTATATGAAGAATGTCTATTTTAAGGAAAAATATGCTAAAAATTAAGAACTGGGAAAAGTTTAATCTTTACAGTCCTAAGAATCCAAGATACCAAAAACGTATGACCTGGTTTAAATTTTATGGTACAGATTACATAAATAATATTGAAATACATAAGCTAAATTTTGAACAAAAAGCTATTTTAGTAGAGTTATGGTGTTTAGGATCTGAAAGTGATGGAATATTGCCTGATAATTTTGAAATATCTTTTAGGCTTCATTATCCTTCTGATTTTATTGAAAAAATTGTAGGTGAATTACATGCTAGAGGTTGGTTAGAGGATTACCAGCAGTCTGCTAGCATAGAGAAGAGAAGAGAAGAGAAGATAAGAGAAGATATAGTGTTGGATAAATTTAATGAATTTTGGGAAGTGTGGCCAAAAGGAAATAGAAAAGTTAATAGAGTTGGTTGCTTAAAATTATGGCAATCTCAAAAGTTAGAAGAAATTGGTGACAAAATTATCAATCATGTTAAAATCATGTCAGATACAGATTGGAAAAAAGACAACGGACAATGGATACCTATGCCAGCTACATATTTACGTCAGGAAAGATTTAATACAGAATTAACTCCTAAGCGTAAGAGCTGGGAAGGTGGAGTATGAACTTAGGAGATGTAATAGAAAAACTCACAGTAACCCAAGAAACTGTTAAGGAGTTCTACAATGAAGGATATTCTCAAGCAGAGTTTAAAGTTAAAAGCACAGACATATTTACTGATGATGTCATCAAGTATTTCGGTGAGGAAATTCATTCTGGTAAATCGTTGGGGTGGGTTAAGACGGAAGATAAGTTTCGTGTTCGGATGGCTGAACTTACGATAATTACTGGGCCTTCTGGTCATGGTAAGTCAATGTGGTTATC